CTGGCCTTCAGCTTCTTGTCGATCCTGGTGCCGTATTCCATGTCGCATCTAGTCAGTCTGGAACTTTCTATCTAGTTCCGTCTGGTACTCCTGCCCAACAATTAAACAGTGCTACCAATACAATTGTCGATGGAGCTTTCGCCCCTAGCGCCATCAACTATGTCGGTCTTGAATATGAACGATTTATTGACGATACTACCAGTTCGCAAGTTTATATTTTGAACCCTACCACAAATAACGAGACTACTAAAAACGCTCCTCGTGCTCAGATCTTACGCTACCGAATCAAGATCACTACCAGCACGTTCGCCTCTAACGTCCTTCCTATTGCCACAGTAACTACCGACTCTGGTAACAACGTCGTTTCTATTACCGACGCACGTTGGATGATGTTCCGTCTTGGAACTGGTGGAGCCGCACCAAATCCGTTCTACGTTTATCCTTGGACTGCCCAGCCTGAAGGAAGAACTGAGAACCCATCGACTTCTTCGTCGAACTCCGTGAACCCTTTCCACGGCGGCGACAAGATGATTATGACTTTGAAGGACTGGATGAACGCGATCATGACATCGCTCCAGGAAATCAAAGGTACAGTCTATTGGTACAGTCCATCTTCTGCAGGTTCTATTGATTCTTTGAGAACTGACCTTGGTAACACGGTTACTACTGGCGCTGGTGTCATTGAACATAGCGCAGATACCGCAGGTCTTATCAACTGGGACGAAGATATCGTTCTGAAAGTTGTTGGATCGCGCCTTGAATATCGCTTCGCTGCGAACGATGTTCCTTCTACCGATATTACTCTCGCCGATAACCAAGTAGCCTACGTTACTTTGGTTCGCGATGTTGAAGTTTCTCCTAACCTAGTTTTTACTAACGCTTCTGCTGTCATCACTTCTGTCGGTTCAATTGCATGGACTGGACCTTTGCAAGCCGGTGACTGGATCAGACTTGGCGCTGACACTGTTGCTGGATACTACCAAATTCAGTCTATTGACTCTTTGAGCCAAGTTACTCTTACGATCCCTTTCCAAGGATCGTCTACTGGAGCAGGTGGAGCAAAAGCTAAGTACGCGTTTGGAACATATCAAACGTCTGCTTCTCCTTCGTCTAGCCGTGACATCTTTATTGCTGACCGCGACGATGTTCCTCAAGGACAGGATGTTTTCTGGTTCTTGCTTCGTTCCGATAACGGCGGCGTGATTCCTAAAGTTTATGTTCGTTTCATCGGATCTGAACTTGAGATGGGCGAGTCGGAAGAAATCGACGATGGCGTACCGCGTAACCTCTTGCAGTACATCGGTGCTCCGCTTGAGTCTTCGCGATTCCCTCAATATTCTTCTGCAGTAAATCCTGGCGCGTTGCCTGAAATCACTGACTTTACGGTCGGTGCAGCTTCGACTATTTCGTCGAATCAATATTTCTTCATCAACTCCGCTGCAGATTCTCGCAAGTATTATGTTTGGTTCAATAAAGATGGCACTGGAGTTGATCCTCAGCCTTCTGTTGACAGAATCGGCATCGAGGTAGCAATTTCTACAGGCCAAACGGCAATTCAAGTTGCTGGTATTTTGGCTACTGAGCTTGAGAATACTTTCTATCCAGACTTTACAGCCGTACAGCGCGTAGCTCCAAACGACGACACTGTTCGAGTTACAAATAATTCTGGCGGTACTACAACTAACGCAGTTAACTTCAACGTCGGCGCACCTTTTGCTGTCACTTTGATTCAGAACGGTGTTGGATCTGGTAACTTCATCATTAACGATGGAGACAACCTGACCAAAGCTATCAAGAAGCTTGACGAAGCATACGGTGCTTTGATCGCTTCCTTGAATAGTCCTACCTATGACGAACCCGTTGATATCGTGACTTCAGGAGCAACGCCTCCTACGTCATTGAACGGTCCAGTTTTAGCTGGTACGAATATCAACCTACCAAACAATACTCGCCTCGCGAATATCGTTCAGTATTACACTGTCGGATCTGGCGCTCTACAGGTTTACTTGAATGGACAATATCTTCGTTTAGGAATTGACTGGGCAGAAGTTGGCGCACCTAATACTGCGAGCAATGAAATCGAGATCTTGCAACAACTAGAGATCGGTGACAGTCTTGAATTCCGTATCAGCGCAGGCGGCGCAGGCGCAGGCGGCGGAGGCGGCGGAGTCGGTCCTCAAGGGCCTCCTGGACCTGCGGGTCCTGCTGGTGCCGATGCAATCGGTGGACCAGTAGCTATTTCCACAAAAACTGGAAACTACACTGTTCAAAATACTGACAACGTATTGCTTGGAGACGCTACAGGCGGCGCGATCTTGTTCACGCTTCCTACCGCTGCTTCTGCAGTTGGACAGGTTTTCTTCTTTAAGAAAATTGATGCTTCATTGAACGCAGTTACAATTCAAGCAGACGGCGTTGAGCTTATTGACGGACTGAATACTTTAGTGATTAACTCTCAATTTGTTGCTGCAACACTTGTTAGTGACGGAACTCAATTTTGGGTGATCTAATGTACGCATATAAGATAACAAATCTTGTTAATGAAAAGATATATATCGGAATCACGACTACTTCTATGGGAAATAGAATTTCGTCGTATAAATCTGCGACTAAAAGTCAAAAATCTAACAAGCACAGAGTTATAATGGCAATGAAAAAATATGGTTTTGAGAATTTTAGTTTTGAGATAGTATTTGAAACAAACAGTAAAGAAGAATTAAAAAAGAAAGAGATTGAGCTTATCAAATTTTACAATTCTACAGACACGTCTATTGGATACAATGTTTCTCCAGGGGGATTTCTTCATTCGCAAGAATCTATAAAAAAGAAATCTGATGCAAATAAGGGCAAAAAACTGTCTAAAGAACATAAAGAAAAAATTTCTGCCAGTCTAATTGGTCATCAGGTAACTGAAAAAGTTACACAAAACGCACGCGCACAGGTAGCAAAAATTGCCGGATGGAATAGAGGAACAAAAGGAATTATGAAGCCAAATTCTGGCTCATTTTCTTCAGACAAACCTGCTCCAAATAAAGGTCGTAAAAAAATAATCGACCAATTCGGTAAGATAAGATATGTAAAGGTAGCATAATGAGTTTTTCGCCATTTTTCTTCAATAAAAATGCTACTGGAGCAGTTCGTGCTATCACGACTAATTTTCAGAACGCATCTGGGTCTACCTTTAACAAGGGTACTCCGGTTTGCGTGAATACTTCTGGACAAATTGTCGGGGTAAATGTAGCATCCGAGGCTTCAGTCCTCGCTCTTGTTGGACTAACAAACGTCTCTATCCCAAACGCAGCTACAGGCGGCGTTCAAGATAGCGGAAGACTTGAAGAAGTTTCCGTTGCATTCGCGGTTGGTGATCCTCTTTGGATTTCTAAGACTGGCGGTCTGACCAATGTTAAGCCGGAAAATGGCGTGGGCGGATTCACAGATGGCGATTTTGTCGTTTTTGTCGGAGTCGTAGTAAGGAACGAATTTAATCCACTATTGAAGGACATCAAAATGATGCTTTCCATTGTCGGACAAATATAAGGGAGATTTTATGAGTTTACACGGTAGAGAAAGAAAAATCAATGTTGACGCTATGTCCCAAGAACAGGTAGATAACCTTTCTATTCAGATTGGGGAAAAAGTCCGGTCCATCTGCGACGAGGCAGCTGAGAAGGTCAATTCCATCCTGGCAATCTACGGAATGAGCGCAAAAATTGCTATTAAATTCAATAAGTTACCTTCAAAAATGGCGACCAAAAACCCTGCTTCGGGTAAACGGGGCAAAAAACTTAAGCAAGATAATCTTAAATAAGCAGACAAACTCGCTTATTTTCTTTATAAGGATTAAAAAATGGCAGATATTTCAAAACTCTCTAGGCTAGTTGCCGGTGTCCAAAGGACAGTTGACCTGTCCCAAAATACCCTGGTCGTTGGCAGTATTAAAGTCGGCACATCGTCCCCTACGGAACTTACCAAGGCTATCCTTGACCGTTTGGTCGCCCTACAAAACGGGTCGGATGTTGACGCTACTTATCACACTCACGACGGTCGTTATTTCACCGAAACCGAACTTGGCTCCAATACGGGCACAACTGGTTCGGATTTGATCGGTGACGACAATACTTACAGCAATTTTACACCTACGGCAGCTACCCTAAAAGGTGCTCTGAGCGGTATTGATTCTGCGCTTGCTGCAGCAGCTGGAACGTCGTTCTCTGACACAGACTTTGAAGTCTATGACAATGGTGATTCTACCAAAGTCATGAAGTTTGAGACGGCAGCGATTTCTACTGCTACGACTCGCACGATCACAATGCCAGATTCAAACGTGGATCTGGGTCTGATTGCTACTGCGATCCAAAGCTCTGAGAAAGGCGCAAACAACGGCGTAGCTACTCTTGATGCTGGTGGAAAGATCCCTGTTTCTCAGTTGCCGAACTCGGTAATGACATATGAAGGCACATGGGATGCCTCGACCAATACGCCTACTCTGGCTGACGGTGTCGGTAATGCCGGTATGGTTTACCTTACCACTGTTGGTGGAACGGTTGATTTCGGATCTGGTCCGATCACTTTCGCTCCTGGCGACTGGGTCGTGTACAATGGCGCAGAATGGGAAAAAGCTATCAATTCTAACGCAGTTGTTTCGGTTAACGGACAAACTGGCGTAGTTTCACTTGATACAGATGATATTCCTGAAGGTTCAGCACTTTACTTCACTGATGTTCGTGCTCGCACAGCTGTTATCGTTCAAACGATCAGCGATGGCGATACGACTCATTCACCGTCTTCGGACGCAGTGTTTGATGCTTTGGCTCTTAAACAGGATGCAGATCCTGCTTTGGATGAAGCAATTACGTTCTTCGAGAACACGGATATTTCCGGTGCTGAAGCTGAGCAGTTGACTGATGGGTCTAATTCTGATAGTCTCCACTCTCACGCTCTTGTAAAAGAAGTGAAGGTAGCAGGAGAAGCATTTGCGGCTAATACGCTTTGGGCGGTTAGATATGCAAAGGCAGCAGACGCAGGATTTGTCGCTGGAAGAATGTACAAGGCTGACATCGACGCAACGTCCGCTGACAATTTTTATGTCATCGGTCTAGCTAGACCCACGGCTCTTTTGGCAGCAGGTGACGCAATTACTGTCGTGAAAATGGGCGTGATTAACGTGCCTTCTCACGGGTTTACAGTTGGTGCTCCGCTGTTCTTGGATGCCTCTGGTGCAGTAACAGCTACTGCTCCAAGTGCTGATAATATGGCAGTAGTTAGAGTCGGTATGGTTATTGATGCAAATAATATCGAAGTTCAAATCCAAGTGATGGGAATTGTATAATGTTTTTAGTGTATAGGTTCCAAGGACCTACTGGCAAATCTTATATAGGAATGACTGGCACCTCTCTGGAAAAGAGAGTTGCGCAGCATTTTTATTTAGCTAGGAAAGGTCAAGGATACGCTTTACACAAAGCATTAAGAAAATATGGAGAAAATTCTTTCTCAATTGAAATTTTAGCTAAAACCGAATCTGAAGCAGAAGCGATTAAATTAGAAGAAATGTATATAAAACAATTTGATTCAATCGCAAATGGATACAACTGTATCGGCGGCTACAATATTTCTGGCAAATCTGCTGGTAAATACATTTCAGAAAAAAGAAAAGAGTTTTTCTCCGTAAAAGAAAATAGAGAAAGACACTCCGAAGATCACGGAGGAGAGTCTTTTTTGGTTTATGATTTGATCTCTAGAGATGTAGTTGGAACTTGGGTAAATCAAGCAATTGCCGCAGAATTTTTAGGTGTTTCGGTTAACGCGTTAAATAACGTATTAAATGGAAGATCTAAGACGGTAAGCAGATTTGTAGCAGTTAAAGAGAAAGAAAAAGATAATCTTTACGAAATGATTAAGTTGGCTCCTAAGCCTTTTTATGTTTTAGATAGATCCACAGGGATTAAAACTGAGTGGATTTCTAAAAGCGAATGTAGTAAAACTTTAGGTATATCAAGATCTACCATCAGAAAACTTATCAATGGTGGACATATATCTGATTATAGATATGAGATAAAAGAGATCTATAATGGGTAAGTTTTTGAGACTATCTAATGGTGTACCGCGAAGCTTCCAAGAGAGTGCTTCGCTTACCATTTATGACCAAAGCCTCACGATTGTTGCGTCGAGCCCTGGTCCGAATGAAATTGTCGGACCTATCGCAGCAGGCGTAAACGTGACTTTGCCTGGTAGCCAAACGTATGAAGCTGCAGAATTGCAGATTTATTTAAACGGTGATCGTTTGGAACCGATTTTTGATTATGCGTATGTTGGATCTATTCCCAGAACTCAGGTCCAATTCACTTTTACATTGGTTGTTGGGGATCGCGTAGATTTCCGTATCGACCGCGCACCATAAGGTTTGTGATATAGAGGGATATATGAAATATATTATCAATACTAGAAATGATTTGGAACATATTGCTGGGACTCCTGAGTATTTTGAGTTTCTTCGTAATTTGTACGGTTCCAGAGTTAAAAAATCAGATGTAGCTGAATATCCCGAGAATTACAACAGAGGACTAGCTCCAGAGGATGAGGGCTATGTCGCACCACAAATTATTGAAACCGTGAATCTTAGAGAAATCGAAAGATTTGGATTTACAGTTGAAGAGCTAGAAGTATTGCTAGATGGTAAAATGGAGTAACAATGGCAACTAAAATTGATTCAAGACAGGTAGTTCTAAGAGCACAGTCTCCTTTCATCGGCAACGCTGCTAATGAACAGCTTGATGCTGTATTTCCTCGTATAGACGCCGAAATGGCTAAGCTTTACGAAGATCGCAATGTAATACTGCAAAATGGCGGAATAATCACTTTTACTGGAACTCAAATTCAATTTACTGAAGATCTTGAAATTGTTCTTAATCAAAAAATTTCTGGCGCAGCGCCCCAAGTAATTACTCTTGGGTCTGCAAACGTAGATCTTGCTGACGGTGAAATGTGGTATGCAGTTATCGACCGTACTGCTGGGACAGCTACGACTTCTGTTGCCTCTACTTTGCCAGCAGTTGTAGCTGCAAATCAAGAAGTTTTTTTGCTTGTTAAACGTGTAGATGCCGGTGACGGCACCGCTATTGTTTATTTTAGAAATGGGTTTGCTTTAGTAGGTGGCCAATCCTCCCGTCTTGGGGTAGACCCTATTTTGACAAATAAGCAAATTTCTTATTCTTCTTCTGATGATAGCGTCTCCAGTGGCAATAACGCTGTTCTGTCTACTTTTAATTCTGGAATTATTAGGCTGACGAACGGATCGCTGGCGAGCATAGGGGGGATTCCGGCGGGCAAGCCAGGTCAGTTTTTGGTGTTAGAAAATAAGACCGGCGTACAAATTATGGTAAATAACGAAGACGGAACAGTTTCTTCTGTAAATAGAATACAGACAGGATCTGGCGGAAATATTCCCATGTCCTCTAATGCTTCTTTCGTTTTTGTTTACGACTCTACCTCTCAAAGATGGCAGATGGCGTCGGGTTCAGGCAGCGGTGGATCTACCCCGTCTTTAATGGACGACCTTATAAAGTCCGATAAGACATCTGTCGTTTTTAATAAGACAAGTGCGACAACAATAGATATTAAGGCAAATACCTCTATATATGTCAAGGGTCAGCTTATTAACTTTCCAATTAACACTGCGGTGATTATGCCTGCCCTGACAGCCGGAACAGATTACGCTATTTTCGCATGTCAAGACGGCACCGTGCGTGCCGATGCTAGCTTTTCTTTTCCAGCAGGATATACGGCTGCGAACTCGGCTCTTATCGGTGGATTCCATTACGGCCTAGTATCTCCTACTGAAACAGTTGCTGGTGGATCGTTTGCTACTAGCGGCAACGGCATGATTTGGACCCAAACAGATGTAAATATGATTCGCGGAATCAATGCTTTTTCTTTATGGGATTTGAAATTCCGTCCTAAGTGCGACCCTCGTGGCATGGCATTGATTGCCGGTTCTTTCTGGATGGATATTTATCTTTGCAACACTGACCATATGGTCAATGGAACTTCAAAGGCTGGTAGCAACATTGCTTCCGGTACTATTTTTGCAAAAAGACCAACAGAATTTGGGGGCAATGGAACTTCTACATATTCTGACGGAACATGGTACTCATTTAATGAGGTCGTTCGTTCTCACAAGAAGCGGTTCCCAAAACATTCAGAATTTATAGCAGCTGCCTTTGGTGTTACTGAAAATCAATCTCTCGGAGGCGCTTCAGTTACGCCTCCTACCACACTTCGTCAACCTGGCTATACCTCTAAGTATGGTCTCGAACAGGTTACCGGCCATATCTGGGTTTGGGGAGAAGACTCATCTTATCGACAAGATGGCGCAAGCCCAGGTTTCAACTGGAGGAACGTGAACGGTGGACGTGGACAAGTTTATATATACAATAACTTAGGTCTAGTCTACGTCATCCTCGGTGGCGCTCGTGACAACGCTGCCTTTTCGGGGTCGCGAGCTTCTGATTGGGCTCTCTACCCATGGGCTTTCGACTGGGGCCTTGGGGTTCGTGCAGTTGGTGACCACTTGATTCTTGTATAAAGGC